TGGAAACTTAGCTACACCTGTTAGTGCAGCAGTTAGTTAATAGGAGATTAATATGAGCAGTAATGGAGATATATGGGCAGTAACCCCTTCCACAAGTGCTACATACTATAGAGCTGCAGCATCCATATCAGGTGCTGGGGCTCTGACCTTACTTCAAAGTGACGCAGGCCCTAACGGGGTTGGTTATAAAGTTAGATTTACTTCAGCAGGAGACGACAGTGGAGATACTTTTACTATCGTTGGTATTACTGTGGCTGATGCTCTAACAGGAAACTCAACTACAGAAGTCGTTACAGGTGCTGATACTGGCACAGCTGATTCTAGTAATTTTTTTGCTAAAGTTACAAGTATTACAGCTTCAGGTGCTTCAGCAGGTAATGTAAGTATAGGAACAACTGGGTCAATAGCTTTACCTAGAACCCGACTAAAAGGGTTTTATTATTTAGCTAGTGGTTCGGCAGGCAGTGTTAAAATGAACTTAAATAGTAGTTCAGGTAAAGAATTGTTAAATATAGCAACACCAGCTAGTGCAACTGGAACACAAGATATGTTCCTTCCTGGCATGGGTATATTAACAACTTCAAACGGTAGTAGTATTTCAGACTTTGCTGTGATTACTATTACTAATGTTACCAACACTGTATTATTTTGTGGATAGATAGTTATGGCAACTACCAAAAGAAAGGGTATGGGTATCAAGACTTCAGTCAAGTCTGGTAATTTTAGAAAGACTAAAGCTGGAGCAGGTATGACTAAGAAAGGTGTAGCAGCCTATCGTAGAGCCAACCCTGGTAGTAAATTAAAAACAGCAGTAACTGGAAAGGTTAAAAAAGGTTCTAAAGCTGCTAAGAGACGTAAATCATTCTGTGCACGTAGTGCAGGGCAAATGAAGAAGTTTCCTAAAGCAGCAAAGAATCCTAACTCAAGGTTACGTCAAGCTCGTAAGAGATGGAAATGTTAACATGGAAGATAAGGTGCAAGAAACAGTAGCGGTTCATCAAGTTGAAATAGACCATATGAAGAAAGATATAGACCATATCATTTCAAAGGTAGACAAGATGGATACTCAGATAGACCGTATTGAAAAGGCTTTATCTGAATTAAGTGGTGGCCGTAAGGTCGCTTTATGGATGTTTAGTGGCTTAGGCGTAATTGCTGGGATTGTAGCCACTTGGTTATTTAAATAATTTTATAGGAGAAGGAAAATGGCACTACCAGCAGGACTTAGAGCAGCGATTAAAGCACTTAAGAAAGCAAAAGGTAAGAAAATGGCAGTAGGTGGGTCAGTAGATTTTAGTGACGCATTTGATGATAAGGGTAATCCACAGGACACTGTGAAAGGTAAAATGTTGGAAGAAATAAAAGAGTTAAAATATTTAGCAAGAAATGGAACACCTAAACAAAAAGCTGAAGCTAAAAAATATATAAAAGAGAAAGAAGCAGGTATTAAAGCTGGAGAAAAACTTGTGCAAAAGAAAAAAAGCAGAGTTTATGGTACAGCCATTCCTACTTTTGAAGATGCTCCAGATGCTGAAGGGTTAGGAATGAGCCAAAAGAAAAGAATGGATAAATATATGCGAGACCAAGAAATCTTAAAGAAAGAACAAAAAAGAGTAACACCCACAACCAAGAAAGCTGGTGGTTCTGTTAAGAAAATGTATGGTGGCGGTAAGGTTAAGAAAATGAAAGGTGGCGGTATGGCTATGAAATATAAACATGGTGGCAAAGCCAGTAAAAAAAGTAAAAAATGTCCTCGTGATGGTATTGCGATGAGAGGAAAAACAAGGGCTTAATTATGATGAAATCTAGAGGAATGGGTAAGATTAAACCAATCGCTTTTAAAAAAGGCGGTAGTACCAAAGATGCGTGTTATCATAAAGTAAAAGCTAAATATAGAGTTTTTCCTAGTGCTTATGCTTCAGGTGCTATAGCCAAATGCCGTAAAGTTGGTGCTGCTAACTACGGTAAAGGTGGCAAGAAGAGGAAAAAATAATGGCTGTCCGTAAGACTAAAAAAGGTCTTGCTTTAAAAAGATGGTTTAAGGAAGACTGGAAAGACGTAAGAACAGGTAAAGCCTGTGGTCGTAAAAAAGGTGAGAAACGTGGTACACCTTATTGCAGACCTAGTAAACGAGTGTCAAGTAAAACTCCTAAAACATCAGGAGAAATGACAGCAGCTCAAAAGAAGAAGCGTATTGCTCAAAAGAAAAGACTTGGGCAACCTGCTGGAAAACCACGTAGAGTGGCACCACTTAGACGTAAGAGGAAGAAAACATAATGGCAACATCAGGAACAACAGCGTTTAACTTAGATTTAAACAACATTGTAGAAGAAGCATTTGAAAGATGTGGTTCTGAAATGCGTACAGGATATGACCTACGTACAGCTCGTAGAAGCCTAAACTTGCTTACTGTTGAATGGGCTAACCGAGGAGTTAATCTTTGGACTATTGAAGAAGGTAGTGTATCTCTTACTGAAGGAACTATCACTTATAATTTACCTGCTGACACGATTGACTTGATTGAGCAGGTTATTAGAACAGGTACAGGCACTAACCAACAAGATATTAATATCAATAGAATATCCGCACCTACTTATGGAACAATACCTAATAAAAACGCAACAGGTAGACCCGTTCAGGTATGGATAAACAGACAAGCAACACAACCGATTATAAACGTATGGCCTACTCCAGAGGATAATAGCTATACATTTGTATATTGGGCATTGAAGAGAATAGAAGATGCAGGTACAGGCGTTACTACACAAGATATACCATTTAGGTTTTTACCTTGTTTAGTTGCAGGACTCGCTTTCTATCTGAGTTTAAAATTACCTCAAGCAGGTGATAGAACTCAGTTTTTAAAACAAGAGTATGAAGAGCAGTGGACATTAGCTTCAACTGAAGATAGAGATAAAGCCACACTCAGAATTGCTCCACGTAGACAACATATATAGGAGATAAGATATGCCAGGAGATAAATTAAAAATGGTAAAAAATTCAAAAGGTCAAAAAGTACCTTTTTATGCCGCAGACGGTGTAGGTAAAATGAAAAAAGGTGGCTCAGTTAAAAAGAAAGCTACTAAGAAAAAAGCTTTCAAAGCTCATATGATGTATGACAAAAAGACAGGTAAGGGTGTAAAAGCTCCTACTATGGCTAAACATTTAGAGTTAAAGAAAAAAGGTTATGGTCATACTAAACCTAAGAAAAAAACTGTTAAAAAGAGAAAGTAAATGAGTAAGTATGCTTCAGCAAAATATACGATTGCCGAGTGCGACAGATGTGGCTTTCAATATAAGTTGAACGAATTAAAAGACTTATTTATAAGAACTACAGAAACCAATATAAAAGTTTGTAAAGAGTGTTGGGAACCAGACCATCCACAGAACATGCAAGGTATGTATCCTGTAGATGACCCACAAGCAGTAAGAGACCCAAGACCTGATAAAAACCTAGAAGAGCAAAGGAGTTATCAATATGGGTTTGACCCAGTAGGACTCAATAACCCTTTACAATTAGAGGGATTAGTAGATAATTTAGAAAGTAACGGTCAAATAGGGTCAGTTACTATTACAACAACTTAGGAGTAAATGATGAACAAAGACAGAAAAGGAGCTAAGGTAACTTACAAGCAACCTGAAAATGTTGCTACACCTAATACAGGCGGTTATCCTGAGAAGGATGTAAAGACTGAAGGTGTGGTTACTCGTGGTAATGGAGCAGCTACAAAAGGAACTAAAGCTAGAGGACCAATGGCATAATGACTTATACCGAGCTAGTAGCAGCAATTAAATCGTACACAGAGAATGACTATAGTACGACTGATGTTAATACTTTTATTCAAAATGCAGAGCAACGCATACATAACACTGTGCAGTTACCCGACCTACGTAAAAACGTAGAGGGCACTATGTCATCAGGTAATAAGTATTTTGCTTTACCTAGTGATTGGTTATCTACTTTTAGTATTGCTGTTATAAATAGTGATAATGAATATACTTATCTTTTGAATAAAGATGTTAACTTTATTAGAGAATCATTTCCTGACACTGATTCAGGGTTCTTTGGTAAACCTGAATATTATGGTATATTTGACGATACAACAATGATACTAGGACCAACACCTGATGCTAACTATGAAGCTGAGTTACATTATTACTATTATCCAGAAAGTATTGTTACTGCTGGTAATACTTGGTTGGGGGACAACTTTGATACTGCATTGTTTTATGGTGCATTACTGGAAGCAGCTGCGTTTATGAAAGAAGACGCAGATACAGTAACTCAATACACAGCAAGGTATAGTGAAGTCATGCAGTTGTTGAAAAACTTGGGTGATGGTAAAAATAGGCGTGATGCTTATAGAAGTGGACAAGAGAGGATACCAGTAAGAAATGGATAACAGAGCAGAATTAGTACAAGGTGTTGATTATGATGTAATTACTACATCAGATGGAGGAATGACACCAGAGCAAGTAGCAGAGTTATGTCTTGCTAAAATAATTTATGTAGGTGATGAAGCTAACCCTTTATTAAAAGAACAAGCTCTAGCTTACAAAGATAGCATTAGACAAGTTCTAGTGTTTTATATGAAACAGGCTATTAAGTCTAATCATACAACTATAGCGAATAAACTGCGTAAAGCAGGGCATTCAGAATTAACTAAACTTTTGGAGATATAAAATGGCAATTTCTCAAGCAATGTGTACTTCATTTAAAGTTGAGTTGTTGAACGGTATTCACGCATTTGGTACATCGGTGGCTCGTGGTAATACGAACGCTGATAGTTTTAAATTAGCATTATATACTTCATCAGCTTCTTTAGGTGCTGGTACTACAGCGTATACATCATCAAACGAAGTTTCAGGAACAGGATATTCAGCAACAGGTTCAGCACTTACCGCTGTCGCTCCTACATCTTCTGGAACTACAGCGTTTTTAGATTTTAATGATTTAACTTTTTCATCATCAACTATTACAGCTCGTGGTGCGTTAATATATAACGATACACAAAGTGATAAAGCTGTAGCAGTATTAGATTTTGGTGGAGATAAAACATCTACAGCAGGTGATTTTACAGTAGTATTCCCTGCAGCTGATGCTACAAATGCTATCATACGTATAGCTTAAATGTATGAACTGATGGAGCGTTTATTTCTTATAACTATAGTTGTAATAATTTTTGTACACACAGCTACAATACATGCTGCAGATACAACTATACGTTACAAAGACCAACCGCCACCATCAGCCATAGCACCATCGTTGTCTATCGGTAGTGGTAGTGATGTTTGTATAGTGGTACG